TCGATAACCGTTACCAGACCATCACCATTTCGTCCACGACCAACGTCGCGGCCGGTGACTGCTTCACGGTAGCGGCTTTGAACGCTGTGCATCACATCACCAAGGGTGACACTGGCCAACTGAGGACGTTCCGGGTTATCTCTGTGCCGAGCGCTACCACGCTGGTGATTTCGCCCCCGATGATCACAAATCAGGTGGCATCCGAGGCGGGCGCGCAGTACCAGAACTGTGTGATCAACACCAAGTCAGCAACGTCGGCAATTGTGTTCTTGAACACCGTCGCTGCCACCGTCAACCCGTTCTGGCACAAGGATGCACTGGAAATTCTGCCGGGCCGCTACGCGATTCCGTCGAATTCCGGTGTTGCCGTGATGCGCGGCACGACCGACAACGGCCTGGAACTGACGATGACCAAGTTCACTGACATCAACACGCTCAAGACGAAGTTTCGCTGGGATACCCGCTGGGGCGTCGTGAACAAGCAGCCCGAAATGACCGGGATCATGCTGTTCAACCAGACCTAAACGCAGGGGCTTCGGCCCTTGCTTTTTAACCAATTCAAGGAAACATCATGTCCCAAATCGTCTACCCCCTCGGCACGGCTCAGATTACTCTGACCGCTACCCAGAGCGTTGCAGTCCTGACCCAGGACATCGCGACCGTCTCGCGCATCATCGGCTACCCGCAGCAGCCCAATTCCGTCGGCGTTCTCGGTACGGTGTCCAACACGCAAACCGTGTTCGGCCCCTACACGGGCGGCGCAACCATCATCATCGATGCTGGTGCGGCTCCGGTGTACTACGACATCGGCGTCAACCCGTGCACCGATGAACGCCTGTTGACCTTTGTGCAGGCCGCTCCTGTCGCTGTCAACGTCACGGGCGCCGTTTCTGCTGCTGCAATGATGGGTGGCCTGGTCACTTCGACCACTGCCGCGGCTGTTGCTGGCACGGTTCCCACCGGCACGGTGATGGACGCTGCCTCGACGTTCGCCGTCAACGACTCGTTTGACTGGTCGGTGATCGCCACAGGTGCGAACGCCTTCACGGTGACCGCTGCCACGGATCACACGCTGGTCGGTACTGCTGTTGTGGCAACCGCCACTTCGGGCCGGTTCCGCACTCGCAAGACTGCGGCCAACACGTTCGTTACTTACCGCATTTCGTAAGGGGTAAAGCATGGATCTGCCAACCGTTCTCTATCGTTGCCCCGGCCCGCATTCGCGTGCGGGTGGTACTTATGGCTTCCTGGGCGTGGAAACACCCGAGAGCTATGACGCAGCGATTGCGGCCGGCTGGCAGTTGACCATGCCTGCCGCCATCGATGCCTACGAGGGCAAGAAGGCCGAAGTGATCGCCGAGGTGGAGAAGGAAGTCGAAGCCGAGAAGCTGGCCGAGCAAGAGCCTGCAGCGGTCAAAGACGCGGTTCCCACCGCAGGCAGTAATCGGCGAGGCCGCAAGCCTAAAGCAAGAGGCTGACCGATGACCCCAGATCTTGTTGCTCGCTTTGAAAGCAAAGTCGTCAAGATCCCCGGCATCGAATGTTGGGTATGGAATGGCACGCTTCAGCCCAAGGGTTACGGGTATTTCCACAGCAAGATTCGCGGGTATGGCGGCGCACACCGCTTCTCGCACCTGATCCACAAGGGCGAAGTGCCGCCAGGACAGCTTGTTTGCCATTCCTGCGATCAGCCGTGGTGCGTCAATCCCGCTCACCTGTTCGCGGGGACTCCCCTTGACAACATGCTGGACAAAGTCAAAAAAGGACGGCAGGCCAAAGGAGATGCGCTTAGCAAAAAGATGCGCGCGTCTTCGAGAGAAAACCTTGTCCGCGGCGAGAAATCCGCAAAGGCCAAGCTGACTTCGGGCCAAGTCTTGGAAATCCGCAGATTGTGTTCTGAAAAAACCGATCAGCGCGACGTGGCAAAAATGTATGGCATTTCTCAATCGGCTGTTTCGTTGATCGTGTGCAGGAAAAACTGGGCGCACATATGACGACGAAATTGCAAATTATTCAGCAGGCGCTTGGAGAAATCGGGCTTGGCACCTATGTGTTCGACCCGTCCCCAGAGCAGTTACAGGCGGCACTTGATCGGTTGAACCGTCTTTCTGCGATGTGGGACGGGATCGGCATTCGCAAGGGCTATGTCCTGGGCGACAACATCGATTCGGAATCAGGCCTTCCTGATACCGCTGTTGATCCGTTCGCAACCCTGCTGGCAATTGCACTGGCACCGAGCTACGGCAAGCAGGTTCCCATGACGCTCGCCGCTGCTGGCAAAGAGGCGAAGAACGCTTTGATGATCACCAACAACACGATCCCGCGCATGGTCTACCCGGGAACGCTCCCCATCGGCCGCGGCAATCAGGTGGACGTGCGCCAGTCGGCCTACTTCGGCGAATGCGACCCGCTCACGACCGGCGTTGATGGCGAATTGACTCTTTAAGGACTCCCCATGGCGACCATCAACGAACTCACCACACAAGACACGGTTGTCGGGTCCGACCAGATCGTTTTCTTCAGCACGGTCAATGGACAGACGCGCAAGGCGCCAATGTCTGCTGTACTGACCTACGTCGAAGACAACATCGACAACACGCTTGAGCCCATTCCGCTCAAGTCCTACCTGCTGGCCGACCTTCCATCCGCCGTGGCAAATCCCTACGCGATGGTCTATTGCCTCAACGGCAATGCCGGCGCCGCGTGCGTGGCCGTCTCCAACGGTACAGCGTGGAAAGTCGTGGCCCTGGGCGCAACTGTTTCTTAAGGACTCATCATGGCAATCCTCGCACCCTTCCAGCCCAAGCCAGGCAGCACCGTTACCGGCACAGCTGGCGCATCGCAGAACGTCACAGTTGACGGTGCGAGCAAACAGATCCTCGTTGCTAACTTCGGCGCCGCGGTGATGTTTGTCCGCATCAAGAATTCCGCAGATACCACGGCAGCCACAGCCGCCGATTGCCCGGTTCTGCCGAACACCTACCTCGTCCTGTCGAAGATGGGCAATGCCGGGCAGGACGCTCAGAACACCGTGGCCATCTTCGGCACGGCTGGCACGTTCTATATCTGCAGCGGGGAAGGCTGGAGTTGAAGCGTGCCCCAAATCTCGATCCTTGGCGGGATTTACTCCGATGCTGTAGCTGAAATTCGCACCAGTTACCCGCGCAACATGATCCCGGTGTTCAAGGACAACGGTGTCAGTATTGGATTCCTGCGTCAAGCTGAGGGCATCGAGAGCTTTTCCGCAGGCCCAGGCATTGACCGCGGCGCCATCGTCTGGAATGGGGTGCATTACCGCGTGATGGGCACGAAATTGGTGTCTGTCACAAGCACAGGCGTCGTTACCGTGTTGGGTGACGTTGGCGCAGGTCCGGCCGTTTCGCTCGATTACTCCTTCGTCAACCTCATCATCGGCTCCGGGGGGCGGTTGTACTACTGGGACGGCACAACGCTGACCCAAGTTACCGACCCTGATTTGGGCGTGAGTGTCGATTCGCTGTTCCTCAACGGCTACACGGTCAGCACGGACGGTGAATTCATCGTTGTCACCGACCTGAACAACCCTCTTTCTGTTGACCCGCTGAAATACGGCTCATCTGAGGTTGACCCTGACCCCATCGTCGGACTTCGGCAGTTTCGAAACGAGCTGTACGCCCTGAACCGCTTCACTATCGAGGTTTTCGACAACGTCGGCGGTGCTGGCTTCCCATTTGCCCCCATCGCAGGCGCCCAGATCACCAAAGGCTGCGTCGGGACACGTGCCGCGGTGTTCTGCGCCGAGACGCTGGCTTTCATGGGTGGCGGCAGGAATGAAGCAATCGCGGTTTACATGGGTGCCGGTGGACAGATCCGCAAAATCAGCGATGACGAGATAGAAAAACGCATCAGCACCTACACAGAGGATGAACTCGCCCTGTGTTTGCTCGAAACTCGCAAGCTGGACGATCACGAATACCTGTATCTGCATCTCCCGAGCGAGACATGGGTGTTCGACGTCATCGGGTCGGCCAAATTCCAGAAGCCTATCTGGTTCAGCCTGCACTCAGATGCGGCTGCGGAAGACAATTACCGTGCCAAGAACTTCGTTTTCTGCTTCAACAAGTGGTTTTGCGGTGACAAGACGACCTTCAACATTGGCCGCGTCACAAACACCGTCACCACGCAATACGACGAGATTGTTGGCTGGCAATTCGACACTGCATATCTCTACAACGCATCCAAAGGCGCAATCATCCACTCGCTGGAGCTGGTTGCGGCGCCAGGGCGTGCGCCAGATGGCCGGAATCCGCAGATTTTCTACAGCTACACCGACGACGGGTTGACGTGGTCAGACGAGCGCATCGCGGGGGCCGGTAGGCGAGGGGAATACCGCAAGCGCATCACCTGGCAGCAGTGCGGGCAGATGGACAACTACCGCGGCCTTCGCTTCCGAGGTGCAAATGACACGCCGATAGGCTTCATGCGGCTTGAAGCCGAACTGGAGCCACTCTATGCCTAGCGCAAACCGGCTTTCTCGCGCGCAGCTTGCAACGATTTCGGCCGACTCGCAAATCATCAAGTTCTTTGAGAGCCTGATGCGCGGTCAATTGGTCGATCCAGCCGTTATCACCGTGGGCGCGTCTCCATACACCTACACCGCCGAGGCCGACGGCCTATTGATCGTCGCGGGCGGGACTGTCTCGCAAATCGCCTACCTCCGCAATGCCACATCCGTTCCCTTGGGCGTCATTGCTGGCTCTGTGCAGGTTCTTTCTGGTGACGCCATCACCATCACCTACACCGTGGCGCCGACCGTCACGTTCCTGCCGTCATGAAGCCCGAAGCATTCGCCTATCTCAAGATGCCGGCCGATGCCGTGAAGTTCCTTGTTGACCTCTACGCAGTCATTCAGGCCTGGGACGACTTTGTAGACGGTGACGACATATCGCGCGAAGAAAAAGACCTGGCGATTTTTGCAAGCCTGGTCGGCATCCCGGCGAACCCATTTTATATACAAAACAGCATGATTTTGCTACCGCTTATATCGGTAATGGTCTTAAAATGGAAAGCAGCAGATACAGCCGAGCGCGAAGGCGGAAACCTGCACCTGGCGTATAGCTGGCGTGCTGGTTATTTTGACGTTGTCTTGCAGGTTTTTTCGATTGTTCACGGCCCTGAGAACGCGATGAAAAACGCGCATCGGGTGATGGAACTCTACGGCGAATCCTTCGAAGACTACGTTCAGGAGTTCAAACATGCCTGACATCGTCTCGGGAGTAATGGCTGGGGTCAGCCTGCTAAACGCGGGCGAGCAGGGCAATGCAGCGCAAGGTGCCGCGGCCGTTCAATCCGGCACGTCTGCTGAACAAATCGCAGAATTCCGCCGTCAATTCGATGCGTTCCAGCGGATCATGTCACCCTACACCTCTACCGGTGTGGATGCGCTCAATCAAAGCCGTCAACTTCTTGGCCTGGGAGCGCTGAGTCCTGCAGCCTCCGGGGGTGCGGGCTCGCAAAGCTACAACGACATCCGCAACCGTCTCATCGGTCAATACACCACGAATACGCCTGGCACCATGCCGCAACTACCTGTAGGTGTCAACGCGGTGGCAGGCGCAAAGGACGGGCAACAGGGCTATTGGGTTGACAACAATGAAGGCGGCTCGACGTTCACGCCCATGGTTGGTGGTGCTGCGGGCGGCCCAACTATCGATGAAAGCGGTCTTGAAGCCGCAATTCAAGCTGAGTTGGCTGCGCAGCAGGCCGGCCAGCCGTCGCTCGGAACCGCTGATGAGCAACAAGCTGCGGCTGTCGCAAAGTTTGAAAACAGTCCATATTTTCAGGCCATCGTGCGGCAGTCTGAAGACGCGATGCTGCAAAACGCTTCGGCAACTGGCGGCCTTCGTGGCGGCAATACACAAGACGCGCTATCCAAAAATCGACCGATTCTGCTGCAGCAACTGATTGACAAACAACTCGCCAACCTTGGCGGATTGACGAGCCTAGGCCAAAGCTCGGCCGCTGGTGTTGGTCAGGCCGGGCTCACAACCGGACAACTGGTGGGTGGGGGCCTGGGCACCCAAGGCGCAGCTCAGGCGGGCGGTATCTTGGGACAGTCCAATGCAAATATTGGGGCGCTTGGAACCATCGGTGGGCTATTTGGAGCCAAAACCGCAGGAACCAATCCATTCGGAAACATCGGATCGATCATCAAGTACAGCGGCACCAGCTACAACCCGTCCGCGCCGAACTACGAGAACTCCATGGATAGGGGAGTGTTTCTGTGAACCCCATCAACTACACCGGGCTACAGACCGATCCTGCGCAGGCTCTGACGCAGGGATTGAAGGTTGGCATGACGCTCGACGCCATCGGCATGGAAAAACAGCAACAACAGCTCGCCCTGCAGGCCCAGCAGCAGGCCATCGAGGGCCAACGCGCGCTTCAGTCGGTGCTGAGCAATCCCAATGCTACCGCACAGGATTACGGCGCCGTTGCAGCCATCAACCCCAAGTTCCGCGAGTCCATCAAGGACCAGTGGGACCGTCTCGACAGCGGTCGCCAGCAAGCTCTGATCGGTGACGCGTCACGGCTTCATAGCGCCTTGAGTGCTGGTCGTCCTGACGTTGCCCTTGAATTCATCGATGTGCAGCTCAAGGCCGCGGAGAACTCCGGGGACAAGCAGCGCGCGAAGCAAATCGGCATGTACCGCGACATGATCAAGGAGGCACCGGATTACGCCCGAGCCATGATCGGCGCATCAATTGCCGCGGTGCCCGGCGGTGAAAAGTACTTTTCGTCTGTCAAAACGCAAGGCGAAGAACAGCGCGCAGCCGATGCGGCACCGGCAGAGCTGGAGAAGAAAAAAGCTGACGCACAGACGGCAATCGTCAACGCACGTTATGCCGAACCGAAGATCCGCGCCGAGGTGAACAACGTCCTGAGTCAGACTTCAGAACGCGGCGCACGTCTCGGGCTGGATCGCGATAAATTCAATCTGGAATTCGACACCCAGCTTGAGAAGCTCCAGAGCAAACAAGGCATGCCCTCGTTGTCGGCTGGCATGGAAAAAGAGCAGGCCGCAGCAGTTGGCAATGCGCTGGTGTCAAAAACAGCATCAGATCGCGCCGTCGGGCTGGCGCAGGCGCTCAAGTCCGAGTCAACTACTGTTGGCGGGAATCCCCTCCGGTGGTTGACCGAGAACGCCAAGCGCATTACTGGCAGTGAGGACGCTTACACCGCGCTTCGCCAAGATTACGTCCGCATCCGCAATCAAGGCTTGTTGTCCGACCTGCCTCCGGGACCAGCGTCTGACAAGGACATCGCCCTGATGAAAGACGGCTTCCCCAATGAAAACCAGTCGCCCGAGTATATCGCCGGCTGGCTGGAGTCCTACGCTAAGGTTCAAAAGGCGATTGCCCAAAAGGAAGAGGCAAAAGCCGACTGGATCAGCAGCGTCGGAAGCCTTCGCACCGCGGGAAAAGACATTGTCATCGGTGACGTCACAGTTCCCGCCGGCACATCTTTCACCGAATTTATCAAGCGCACCCAGGGCGCCGCGCCGAAAGTCAAGAACGCAACGGGTTACATGAACTTTGGGCGCTAAATGGCACAGAGCTTCAAAGACCCCGTGTATGACGAACTGGATGCGCGTTACGCGGCCCAGGTGGGCGTGCCTGAGTGGCTGATGGTTGGCATCCGCACCAACGGCGAGCGTTCGAACGCCGATCAAGTGTCGTCTGCCGGTGCAAAAACTGTGAACCAGTTTACGCCGACGACGCGAAAACTCGTCCTTGACAAATACGGGGTAGACCCGTGGGCGTCTCCCGAGGCCTCCACTTTGGGTAAGGCCTACCTGCTGAAAGAATCGCTGGACCGCAACGGACAAGACCCAGCCGCAGCGGCGCGCGAGTACATCGGCGGCACAAATCCGGCCAACTATGGACCACAGACCCGCGCTTATGTCAATCGCGTGATGGTCGGGCGCCCGAAGGACATGCAAGCCCCTGAGGCGGCCCAGACGCCCACTGGTGGCCGCAGTTTGCGCGCCGAACTTGCTGCAAGCCAAACCCAAACACCCAGCATCGCCAAGATTTACGAGGCTTATCAGTCCGGAAAGATGAGCCCCGAGCAGGAAAAGGAATTCGAGGCCGACGTCAACTCCGGATCAATCCTGCTGCCCAAAAAAGCCGAACTGAAGGTCAAAGACACCTCCAACATCGTTCCGGACGGCGTGATTGAGGCCTACGTCAGCGGGAAGATGACACCTGAACAGGTGGCCGAGTACGAAGCCGACCTTGCATCAGGCGCAATCAAGTTGCCCGACGGCATTACGCACACCCCCAGCGAGAAGCCCGGCATGCTGGCCAAGCTGCGCGACGTGGTTACAGGCGAACTCCGTGCGACTGGCGAAACTTCAACCCTGCCCGAGTGGACCGGGATGCCTGAACTCAATCAGTTGTCCGCTGCGTCTGCTAAGGCTGGTGTCGGCACGATGTTTGCGCCCAGCTCTGAAGTACCGCAGATCATTCAAGCCCAGTTCCCCGGCGTCACCGTGCGCAAGGACGAAAAGGGAAACAACATCCTGAAAAGCTCCGTAGATGGCAAGGAATACGCCATTCCACCGGGCTTGACCATGGGCGACATTCCGCGGGCTCTGGGCGCTGTTGCGGCCTTCACCCCCGCTGGTGGTGCAACGACGCTTCCCGGTCTTGCTGCAGGGTCTGCCGCGACCCAGGCTGTGATTGAGGGCACACAGGCCGCTACAGGCGGTGAGTTCAATCCGTCAGAGGTTGCATTGGCAGGCGCTACCGCACCTATCGCGGCGCTTGTCGCGCAAGGGGTTGGGGCGTCTGTTCGTGGCGTTCAACAGACTCTCAACAAAGGCGGTGCCGGAACCCGGCCGGCCGCTCAGCCGGGCGCTGTCACGCCGGCCGCTCCTGCCGCACCAGTTGTCCCTGTGGCGGCCCCTGCTGCCCCCGTACAGGCCGCGGCTGAAATGACACAGGAACAGCTTGCCAGCACGGCCAAAAAGGCCGCAACGGCTCCGTTCGGCAAACAGGCGGCGACCGAAGAGTTGGCTGCGCAGGCATCGCCGAACAGGGCTGTTACCGAGGCCGCCGACCGCCTCAAGATGGAGCTTGACCCCGATTTTGTGACTGACAACGCGCAATTTCGGAATCTGGTTGGCCTGGCGCGCTCTCAGGCCGGCAGCAATGCCGAGGCGCGCGGCATCCAAGTGGCCGAAAACGCAGCCCAGAAAGCCGAAGAGGCTCTTCAAACCCTAGGCGCAAGCAAAGACATCGCCTCCGTGTCCGACAAGATCAAGGGCACGCTCAGCGCAACCCGGGATGACCTCGAAAAGGCCTCAGACGCGCTTTACAAAGAGATTGACGATGCTGTGCCAAAATCTACGCCCGTCGAAATGCCGGCGCTCCGGGCTCGCTTGGATGCCGTCATTGTGGATATGGGCGGGGAGACTGGTTTGTCCGCGCAGGAGAAACAGCTCGTCAAAATGCTCGGCGAGCCGGTTACCTACGGGCGCATGGCGCGCGAGAGGGGACTGATCGGCAAAGCAATGGCCGGCAAGGAGTCTCCCTACGGCAGCATGGAAGAGGGCTCGCTGAAGCAGCTCTACAAAGCCATGGCCGAGGATCAGCTCGACGCCGTCACGTCTGTCGGCGGTGAGGCGCTGCGCGACAAATACCGTCTCGCCTCGCAGTTGGTGGCCAAACGCAAAGGACTGGAGAAGCGGATTGTTGAGACTTTTGGCAAGGACGGCAACGGTTCTCTTGTGCCTGCTCTGCGAAATGCTATTAGTGCATCTGCTCGTGGGGATGATAAGGGGCTGGCTAAGCTAATCCAGACGATCCCCGAGCCCCTGCGCAAAGAGGCCTTGTCGTCCGCGCTACTGACGCACGCCACCAGCACTACCAAGGGTGGGCAGTTCGGCTTCCAACAATACTCAAAACTCTACCGCAGCATTCGTGAAAACAGCCCGGTCTACGCCTCCATCGTCAAAACCCTGGGTGAGGGTAGCGACGAACTCCTGAACGACCTGTATCAGGTATCTCGGTCCATCGCCAAAGCTCAGGCGGCAGTTCTGCAGACGGGCAAGGCCAACCAAGGCTTTCTGAACACGCTCAAAGGTCCGGAAACACTGGTGGGCAAGGTGCTGGAAGGCGCAACGGGCGCAGCAGCGCGCGGGATAGCAACTGAGGCTGCTACTTCCATGGCATTCGGCCCGACTGGCGCCGGTTTCATGGGTGGCGCATTGCAATCCCTTGCCTCTGGCAAAAAGGACGCGCTCAAGGCCGTTGGCGACCTTCTGACCTCCCCGGAATTCAAGAAGGTTGTCGAAGAAGCCGCCACCAAGGGCTTCGCTTCGAACAAGTCCATCGAACGACTCGCACGCGCCAGAGCGATGCGCGGTTACGCGAACTTCATCCCCGGCACCTTCAAGCGAGACGTTACTGAGCGTGAGGCTTGGATCAACTCCGCATTGCAGGCCGGCCGCGGCAAGGACCGCGAAAAACAACCACTTGCGGGCCAAGGCTCGACCCTCTGAGGAAAATCATGGCCCAAATCGCCACCATCAACCCGCTAAACCAGTTTTTCAACTTGGATGGCTCGCCGCTGAACAACGGCAAGCTTTACTTCGGCGAAGAGGGCAAAGACCCTGAGCAATTCCCGATTCAGATGTATTGGGACGAAGCCGGGCTGGTTCCGGCTCTGCAGCCGATCCGCACGACATCGGGTTACGCTGCCCGGACGGGCTCGCCCGCGATTCTTTATTGCGGCAGCAAATACAGCTTGCGTGTCCTGGCGTCCAATGATGTGCAGGTTTTTTACCTTGCTTCTGCGGGCAGTGCTGCGGCCGAAGCATTCAGCGCATTTTCTCCATCGAATCTCACGCCGTCTTATGTGAGCGCCAGTGTTTTTACGGTCACTGGCGCTCAAACAGCTGTATTGCCTCAAGGACTGAGGTTGAAATTCCAGGTTACGGCCGGAACGGTGTACGGAACTGTTCAGAGTTCGGTCTATGGCGCCTTGACGACCGTGACCATGGCAATGGATTCAGGGCAGTCACTCGATGCCGGGCTGTCCAGTTTTGAGGTTGGCTTTTCTCCGGTCAACGACGCCATTCCACGCGGAATTTTTCCGACTATCCCGCAGAACTATGGTCAGTTCTACGGCCTGACCATGTCCACGGCCGGAGCTAGCGCGACGATGAGTATCGCCGCTGGCGTTTGTACGAACAGCACCAGCGTGGCCGTGATGACCCTCACCGCCATCGCAAAGACGACCAGCGCATGGGCTGTAGGCACTGCTGCGGGAGGTTTGGACACTGGCGCGATTGCGAACAGCACCAAGTATTACTTTTATGTCATCCGCCGACCCGATACGGGCGTGGTCGATGTGGTGTTCAGCCTGAGTTCCAGCGCGCCAACACTCCCAGCGAATTACACCCAGTACCGCTACATCGGCATGGGCCTGACGAACGGCTCTGCACAGTGGACAAAGTTCTTCCAGTCTGGTCGCACGTTCTGGTGGGATTCCCCGCCTCTGGACGTAGGCGCCACCGCCTCTGTAGGTTCGTCCACGAGCTACACCCTTACCGTACCGGTCGGGCGCCGAGTAGAGGCAAAACTCAACGTCAGCATTGGCTCCACAGCCGGAACTGTTGTGGTTTACGTCCACTGCCCTGACGCCAGTTCCGCTGCCGCAAGCCTTACCGCCGCTCCGTTGGGCGCCCCTGGAGCAGACGACAACGGTATCACGGGCGGGCAAATCGTTTGCCTGACGAACACATCAGCTCAAGTTGCCGCACGCGCCAACGTGAGCGACACGTTGCGCATTGCAACGCTTGGCTATACAGACACCGTTGGAATTGATTCATAGAAAGGACTCCCATGATCGACGCGAAATCAGCATTTGGCATCCTGGCCGATGGCTCGGACGAAACCACGAAGATAGCCGCAGCGCTTGCCGCTGGCGGAGACACCGGGACGGGTGACGAGGTTTACTTCGGCCCCGGTATCTACGGGGTGAACAACCTCCCGGCCATTGATCGGCTGGTGAACTTTCGGGGCGCCGGCAACAACAAGACCATCTTCAAGAACCTGTCCTCAACGGCAAGGATGTTTGAGTTTGTCGGTCTTGCAGGGTCGGACTGGAACAGCGCCTTTGCGCTCCCCGGCAACTTCACCATTGACCAGAACGGCTGTACCGGCAACGCCGTGGAGTTGAATGCCATGTTCAGCGGCCTGTCTGATTGTTGGATCAAGAACCAAGGCGGTGCAGGTTACGGCGTCAAGGCCAAAAACATGACGCAGGGCCAGTTGAAAAACGTGCACGTCACTGGCTCGACAAACGGCATTTTGCTTGATACCTGCTATTACCCATACCTCGAAAACTGCTCTGTTGAACGCTCGACAGGTGTCGGTGTTCGCATGGTCGGCTGCGCATCGGTCAACGCTTCGTCCCTCTACCTCGACCACGGAAACGCCGGCTCAGTGGGCAGCAACTCCCCAGAACTCCTGCAGATCGAAGGCTGCACGACGGTCAATATCAACGGTCTGGCTTGCGAGATGGGAACATCTTCCAACCTTGTGCCGAACCGCTATTTTTGGGTCTTGAACAGCTCCAACGTGAACTTCAACGGTGGTCGAATCAACCAGTACGCATCCGAGAGTTCGAGCTACATGTTCTATTCGCAAGGGTCCAGCACACGGATTCGCGGCTTTGAGTGGTTTGAAAATCAGGCGACGATGATCTTCGCTGGAGTGTCTGGCGACAACGAATCCATCGCGCTTGAGGACATCACCACTTATCTATCCAGCCCGGGGTCGCGTTACGGGCTGGGTTGCTGGGAGGGCCGTACTGGTCGAGTGCGCATCACCAACTGGACAGACCGCTACCAAGTTCCTGAAACCAACATTCACGCATTCGATACGGTCTGCCAACAGGTCACATCGAAGATTGTTATCTCCAGCGCAGCCGGAGCGAAAGGTACTTACATCAACTGCCGCGAAGTCGGCGGCGCGGGTGCAGCCTCGGCGACCCTGATCGGCTGCAACTAACGGCGCAGGATGTAATGCAATGCCCCGTCAATCTCACCGTTTTGGAGCATGCCGACGTGCAGCGCCACGCGGATAGACGCAATGTTGTCGGGCTTGATTTCGGCCCGCAAGTCGCCGTCGATCTTGGCAACAAGCTCTCGAACCATCGCCTTGGCAAGACCCTGCCGGCGCTCACATGGCGCAATCGTCCACGACAGCTCCTTTACGGTGCCGTCAAGGTCCGCCCGCACGGTGCCGACGGGTTTCCCTTCGACCTCGGCCACAAAAAGCTCACGCGCCGGGTTGTCCAGCGACTTGCGAAGCCAGGCGATGTGATCGGAGAGTTGAACGACTTCGCTGTTGAAGCTGCGCGCTCGTGTTTCCGGGTCGTTGCGCCACGACAGCAAAAGCTCCGCGTCCTTGAGGGTGGCAGGGCGAAGGGTGACGTTCATGCGGGATTCTATGCACCGGGTTTTGGCAAGTTCCAGAAAAAACCCTTAGTTGTAAATAAATCACAGGGATAAGGACTGAGCCAGTGAGCCCACCTCCACACGAAGACTACGACAAGCGGTTTATTGCCATCGAAACAAAGCTCGATGTCAATACAGCCGTTACCGAAAAGCTCGCGACCGACACCGCCGAACTGCTGGAAATGTGGCGTGACGCCGGGGTTTTCTTCAAGTGGATGCGCCGCCTTGGAGCCTCTGTGTTGTGGTTAAGCAAGGTAATGCTTGCCGTGGCTGCGATCTTGGCGGCTATTCGTTATGGATGGAAGGGTGAAAAATGAAGATTGAACTTGTGCCCAACTGGCGAAAGTTATGGAAGTCGTGGTCCCTGCGCTTTGCTGCTCTGGGCGCCGCTCTGCCAGAAATCTTGCAGTTGCTGGCAGACAACACGGACACCATCCCATGGTTTGACGAGGGCTACAAGTCCGGCATACGGCTGGTGTGTCTGGTGCTGGTGATCGTCCTGCGCCCGGTCAAGCAAGAGGCTGTGTCCGGAAAGGAGCCGGCATGAAGACTTCTGCTCAAGGGCTTGATCTCATCAAGGAATTCGAGGACTGCAAACTGGAGGCATACCCGGACCCGAAGACGGGCGGTGATCCGTGGACCGTGGGGTGGGGCGCTACAGGCCTTGGAATCGGCCCCGGCACCGCCTGGACACAGGAGCAAGCGGACAGCCGCCTGATTGCCGATGTGGCCCAGCGCGAAGCCCTTGTAAGCCAAGCCGTCACGCATCCGATGACACAGGGCCAGTTTGACGCCTTTGTCTCCATCGTCTTCAACGTGGGGCAGGGCTCAAAAACCCGGGACGGCATCCTCCGATTGAAGGACGGCCGCCCATCCACACTGTTGCGCAAATTCAACGCTGGCGACATATCGGGCGCCGAAAACGAGTGGCTGAAGTGGATTAGCCCCGGCTCCAACGTCACCAAGGGCCTACTGCGCCGTCGCATGGCCGAACTTGAGCTGTTCCGGTCATGAGCTGGCTTTCCCCATACCGCTGGCTGCTCATAGGCGGCCTTGTGGCGGCTCTCTGGGCATGGCACTGGAACGACAAGCGCATTGCCGTGAACGACGCCATAGCCGTGATCCAAGCTGAGCAAACCGCCGCCGCACTGGTGGCCAGCGAGAAAGCCCGCGCCGTAGAGGCCGAACTTCAAACCAAAGTGAGAAAGGTATCCAATGATTACCAAGCTGAGAAAAAGCGCCGCGCTGCTGATGCTGTCGCTACTGCTGGCCGGCTGTCAGAGCTTCAATCCGCCATCAATAGTGCAAGCTCCGCAGATCCCTCCAGCGCCGGAGGAGTTGATGGCCCCTTTGCCACAATCGCCAGTGAATGTTCAAGAAAGCTTGTCCTACTGGACGGCTACGCTCAAGAGCTGGCAGGAAAGGCAAAGGCTTTGCAGGACTACGCCAGAGAAGTGCGTGTGAAGCCCTAGTCCTTCTTGCGGTTGAAAAACCAGAAAAGCACGATCACCGCAGCCACGGCCGCTGCCGCTAAAAGGCCCTTTTCAAAAATCGATAAGTTAGCAAGTGCATCCACGAAATCCTCCAGTAGTTAAGCCCTTCAAGATATCACTACTGGCGTGAGGGGTTTGTGATTAAAGCACCGATTGCGGGTGCGGTCTGTTGGGTGTATTCGCGGGCGCGGGGGTTATCGTGCGTATCTCAACACATCCTCGGACCAGCAACCCTGCCATTTTGTGCGCCGGCCAAATTTCCGCTTGAGCGCAGTCATTTTGGGTTTGTTATCCTCGCAAATTTCATCCCATACATCGTGCCAGACTGAGTCAAACCGCTCCGCCTTGGGTGGGGTATAGGAATAGCAGTCATCATGAATTATTTTTAGCCGCCCCGCGTCGATCTGGTCGGAGAATGTCGGGAGCACCAAAGAGATAACATCTTGCTCAATCTCAACGACCGTAATGCTTTCAACCTCCGGCTTCGCCAAAATCGCAGTAAGCACCATCCCCAAGCCAAGCCCATTGATGTGAACATTCCCCCTGGCCTCACGGATAAACGCCATGTTGGTGCGAACTTCCATGGGCGTGTTTGACATGACAACACCGCGTCGATCGTGGCATAACTTTTTGTAGACTCCTGCCTCACAGCGCGCATAGGACCGCCCGCGCATCATTGAACGCATGTTTTCCAGCGCCACGTCCGCATCGGAAAGAACCATCGTCTGAACTGACCACGCGCCACTGCGTCCATCCGGCACTGCAACATCAATTTTCATCACTCACTCCTTAAAAACTTTGGAATAGCCGAAAGCCTACCGTAGGCAAACAGCCGGGTGTTTTGGGGGACTTTGGAACGACGCGCACAGCCGCGCAAATCGTCTTTTGCGGAAAACGATGCGGAACAGGATGCGGAATTAGCTACATAAACCATAGCAAGAAAGCTATGGTGCCCGGGGCCGGAATCGAACCGGCACGCCTTGCGGCGGGGGATTTTGAGTCCCGAGCTATTTCTAGGATTGGTGCGGTTTTCGGCTGATTCTATTCCGCATGAAGTTTGCATATTACGCCGATTCGCTCGCTGGTGAATCCGTTTTTGCGGAAACGGCAAACTCGATGAACTTCTCTCCGGTTGCTGCCGGGTCCAAACCTAGCGAATCACATACAAAGCCGAAGGCCGCACGAGCCTGAGCCTCCGTCATCCGTGCACCCTTCGGTGACGAGTCTCTGAGGAACTGAGTTCCTCTGCGGATGGCTGAGAGCTGTAGCGATGCCTTGGCACTTTGCGCGTGCAGAGCATGAATTTGTTCAGATGTGCTCATTGCTGTTCCTTTTCTTTGGCGCGGTCAATCGCACGGTTAAGCCATCCGGACCCGAGCCGCTTGAGCTTTTCCCAGCGGGAATCGGTCAGCCGGACGGCGTGAGGCTTTGTCGCCAGTTCTGGCGGCAGCACTGGGCGCCCGCGTTTGGTTGGTTTCAATTTCACACCGCGTCCGACAAACCGCCTGTCAAGGCATGGACAAGGCTCACCATCTCTTGATAGGCTTCGGGGCAATTTGCCTGCCCATCCTCCGCATATGCAAGAACCAAGGAGGCGTGCTTGAGTGCGCTCACACTAGACGCTCTCAGCTTGTCAAAGCGGAAACGCTCAATCATCCGCACTTCATTGTCGATATTGATAGAGCTGACTTCCATGGATTAACTCCTAATTTGATTTGATTAATGTAGCACAAAAATTGTCACGCGGTAAAGGTTTTAAACAAATCCTCGCGCTCAACCTTAAGCCAATCGAAAAACTCCAATCTTGTATTTGATGCTGCCCACCGGGCCTTTTCGAAATTGAGTCGCACGGTCACCAACGCACTGCATGCGGCCATGATCGTTTCATGAAAAGTATTCGGCGAGGTTAAGTCCAGCATGTCGTATTGCAATGTATTAACCAACAGCAGTGCATCTTTCACGTTGCTAATGGTGTCGTCCATACCCTGCATCGCCATATTTCTTTTTTCCTCAAAATAGCCCTCATCCATTCTTGCCATATTCACCTCACTGGTTTAAGTTGTGCAGCCTTGCTGCGGTAGTGTTTGCGGGTCAACCCCACCGACGAGTGCTGAAGCAATTCCGATGCCTCTGCGTCACTGCTGGACAGGTCGCTGGCTCGCTTGCGCATGTCCCGCAGAACCATAGCCCTGATCTGCAGAATCAGCGGCTCATCGTTCCAAATGCCCGCCACCACGGCGGCGCGTATCCTGGCGCGGTCGTATGCGCCCCGCAGCTTCGCGGGCGTGACTGGCGAGCCGTCAGGCATGGACAGCAACATCAGATGAGTGGTAAACAGCGACCTGCGCCGCGCCAGCAGGTCGGGCAGCACTTGGGAAAGGGCAAGGTCAAAATCGGCCTTCTTGCCCGTTTTGCTGGCCTTTACGCGCAGCATGTTGTTTGCCGGTAGCGTGACCTCGCGGCAGTCGGTCAGCCGCATTCCTGTTGCCGTGGATAGATCCATGCAATCCCTAAGCATCGGCTCGGCTACCGAATAGACGATTTCAAACAGTTCGTCGGTGACTTCAAACTCACGGGCGAATTCCTGATTTTTCCACTTGGCACGCTTCAGCCCTGCGGCTGGGTAGGGCAGCGTCGTCATGCCCCACATTTGGGCCTGATGCCAGATCAGCGACAGCAGCGCCATTTCCCGGTTTGCCTGCGTCTTGCCCTTGCGCGCCTTGAGGTAGTCCACCAGATGCACCAGCTTGGTCGCGTCCCATGTGGCCGTAGCGAACACCTTGCGCAGCCATTTCAGGCTTTTTGCGTAGCCCCGGCGCGTTTCCTTGTTGTCATACTCTGGCAGCTTGTCCTGCTCCCACTGCAAAAACGCTTCTTCCATCGTGCCCTTGATGCGTGGCTTGTTGTTGTGCAGCGCGTCCCACTGGGCCAGCGCTTCGTCCCGGTCGCGGCCAAGCGGAATATCCGGCACACCCTCGCCGCGCATGTCATAAAAATGATAGACGTAGCGTTGCCCGTTCGCGCCCTTGCGGACGTGTACGCGAAGCCGGGGGTACTTGGTCAGTTTAGGCACGGAGAGCGGCTATGTTGGGGGCATTCGATGCTACAGCTTCCCGGCCTTCCAGCCAAGCGCGTGCGTGAAAGCGGGACACGACAACCCGGCGCCCGTCCCTGCGGTGCGGGATGCTGCGCTCTTTCAGCCAGGCGTCCTGCTCAGCGGCTCGGGCAAACCCGGTCAGGCCGTGCAGTTCTTGCGCTGACAAAAACTCACTGTCGTTCATGTCGGCCCTTCCTTGGTTTGAGTCTTTCCAATTTCAGCAGCGGCGCGGGTGATGGCGCGGCGGGTTGCGGCGTCAGGGTCAATGTGGTCTTCGCAGTTCTCGGTCCACTCATTTTCGGTGGCGTGGTACTCGCGCACGATGGTTTGATTCAGGGCGGGGTGGCAGACCACCCTGAGGCCCAGCTTTACAGCCAGCCGAAGCGCCGCGCCATCATCTGCAAGAGGGTCCCAGTAGCTGTAGGTCATCCCGTATGGCGTTTTCTTGCCCGGCAGTAGCCGCATGCAGTTCACCTCACGATTCCAGCGCGCGCGCAACCCCGCAGCCTTAGCCGCCAATTCAAGCAATTCACGATCACCCATGACCATCCTCCCGGGTAGCAGAGCCAGGATTTATTTGGCTGGTGGGTGCATCGGGGCGGGGTGCGATTTCGCCCAGTCGCTGGCGGAACGCTGACGATGATTCATGCTCCAGTTCGTACCAGCTTGAGGACGCGGCCCGCTTGTATCGGGTGGTCAGGGCGTCGCATGTCGGGTTTGCGGCCAGCCAGCGCCAGTCCTCAAGAATCATGTTTCGCAAAAACTCCATGTGTCGCGCGGCCCAGTAGCGACGCTTGCGCCATGACTTGTACCGCTGGATGAGTGATGTAATCATGTTGGGCCTCCTTCGTCCAGTGCGTCGAAAATCCGTTTGAGCGCTACCTCTGGCGGGATGCGGTCGCGTTGCTCGGCGCTGCACGCTTTGAGAGGCGAATCGGCTTGCCAAGTCCTGCCGTCCGGTGCGGTCAGCGTCCAAGTACCGACTTGCCAGCGCTGCGCAGGAGGCGTTGGCAGCATTACCCCGCCCCCAGCACACGCGGCCAAATGATCCTGACTCCCGCCCGCCCCCAAATGACCTGAATCCGGCTGTACCGGCGAGGAGGGGGAGGCGGCGCGATCACGGCGCTTGCGGAATTCATAGACGGCTGACCTCAGGTCCTTCCGTGCCTCGATGTAGTTCGCATGAGCTTCGTTGACCGCGTCATCTGCACCACCCGGAGTTTCGCCGTCCAGCAAGTGCGCGGCATCCAATGCATCGACCGAATAGGCGAGCTGCTCTGCCGCCGTCGCCATGTACTCGGCATGCTCAATCGCATAGTCTTTGTCCGAGCGCCCTTCGGGTACAGCGCCAGCGGCTTGCTGGATTGCGGCGCGGGTGTAGGCGGCAAGCTCCCGCCCATTCATTGAAATAAGAGGGTCGTCTGGGTGCCGATGTTCCGCAGAGACTCTGGCCCCGTGCGCTCTCGCCAATTCGATGTTGGGCAGCTCAGGCATCGCTCCATGGGGTGTGGGTGTGGTCATAGTGTCCTCGCTTTAATCATGGCGTTAGCGATCTTGTAGGCCGCTTGCGCGGTGATGTCCTCGTATCCATCAAGCCCGTTCAAGCTGGGCGCGCCGGCAGTCGTCAGCATTCCCTGCAACGCCCTTGCCGCGAAGTAGTCGCGCAGCGACATGCCAGGCATGACAAACTGGTTTTCGCTGACCTGCAGTGGCAGGCTATCGCGGCCAACCTTGACAGGAAAAGCAGGGCCGCCATCATCAATTTCAGCCGCGCTCATGCTTTATCACCCTCACCCGCAGGGCTGGCGGTGCAGAGAATGGCGGCGATGTATTCGTTCCAGTCCTTCACGTCGGCGAAGATGACAGAGTTCCAGCCGCCTTTGATGCCCGCGAGAAAGACGCTGGTGCTGGAGCTGTGGATGTCGCATCGTTCGATGACGTATTCAGCCCCCACAACCAGCCCGGCTTTCACTGCATAAACGTGCTCATTCGGATAGCCGTTCTCGCCGGTGTAGACGACCTTCCGCCCCCGCGGGCCGTGAATGTTCATGGCTGGCGCCCATGGCTGGCGCGCCTCTTTTGCCGCCGCATCCGTTACCCCCACCACGCTGACCTGGTCGGCCTGCCCCGGGGTGGGCTGCACCACTGCTGGGGCGGCACCCTGCGGTGCGGCTGCGCGCATGGCCCTGTAGATCACCCCTGGGCTGTTGCCACCCGTACGCTCAAAGTATTCACGCGCCGCCTTCGCTCCCGCGTCGATCATTGCCGGTGTAACCACCTCGCCCACTGCAGGAGAAGCCGCAGGGGTGGCGCGGTCACGGTCAAATAAATCGGAGAGCGTGGTGTTTAGTTTTGCCCTTTCATCGGCAGTCATGGGGTGAAGCATTGCAGGCGTAAAGACGCCACGGCCCGCCCCCACATCGCCACCAGCACCACCGGGCACAGGGGTAGCGAACATGCCGTCGGATATGTGACACAGCGCGGCTTCGTAGCCCTTGAGCGCGTTCTTGGCGAACAACACGGCGTCCCGGATGGTGCCGCTGCGTGTGCCGCCATCAAGGTCATGGTCTTTGGCTGGGAAACTGTTCTCGGCGATGTGCCGCAGCATTCGATGGGCGCGCTGCAGGGAGAAATAATCGTCTTCGGTGAACGTCTTCAACGGCTCACCCACCGCCACCGAAGCAACCGGCACCCGGCTGGCGGCGTTGACCACGGTGCAAATCGCGTCGAGCAACGCCTCATTTTTTCCGCTGGCAATGTGGGCGCCTGCCATCAATGGATGCTCGGCACCGGTTTCGATGTGACGCAGCCCGCGCTGGCCGCTCACCTGCAGGGGTCCGCCGATGAGCTTCAGCGCCGCTTGCAATTCCGCGTCCCCGACAGGTGCCGCCACCTCCTGCTGGCTGGTAAGGGCGGCGCGGGCACGATGCGCGCACCAGCCTGTGCGGTAGTCCTGCACGCGGGTGTTCTCGTACGCCGTGCCGGAAGTGTTGGGCCATTTCGTCAGCGCGCCCGGCCCCGCGACTTCCTCAATCCATTGTTCAAAATCTTGCAGGTCTGCCGCCTCTACCGCTGGGCTGTGTGATTTGTCGTTCATTTCGGCTTACTCCGTAGGTTGGGTGAGGGCGGCGCGGAGGGCAGACAAAGCGCCTGCCACCTTTTCCTTGTCGAAGTAAAGGCGCTCGCACCAGTCGCCATCAATGTCGCGGTAGCCGCCGACGCCGCAGCTTTCAAGCGCTTCGATTGCCTGCTCCGTCACGCCGCTACCGGCCTGGGGTGTGTTTGCGCTCATGATGTGGCTTTCAGTTCTTTTGCGAATGCTTCGAGTTGTTCATCTGTGAAATGCCAGCGACCTGCTGGATATTTCACTCCATGCTTGAACGCCACCGCCACTACATCCACCGCCCGCCCTTGTTCGGGGGTGGGATGGGCGAGACTTTCACGGCTGGCGGCGCGAAGCCTTAAGATTTCGTCACACAGAGCGTCTATCTGGTCGGCAACCTTTTTACTTGCCGACATCACAAGGCCACGCTGGTTGGCAGCAAGAATTCTCGCCTGCTGGATAAAGTCATCCCCGACAGGTGCCGCCACCTCCTGCTGGCTGGCAACGTAGGCATCGATTGCCTTGGCGAGCGGCGAATTGCGCATGGCAACGTCGTATGTCTGCTCACTATTTTCGTACTTCAAATAAAACGTGCCGTCCTGATCGCGGTGAAGCGCCGCCTCTACCGCTCGGCTGTTTTTTGATGGTGATGTCATGTCAATCCTTCGGGGGTTGTGGGGTGAGGGCGGCGTCGATGGTTTCGTCCAGTCCGCCGTAGACGGTTTTTGCGTCAAAGCTGATTAGCAAAACAGGCGTGCCGTTTCGCATGTCCAAATCGTTTTCGCCGTATTCGAAGTCGGCACCCAAGTACCGATCGGACAGCCACTGATAGCGCGTTTCAATCTTCCGCAACCTCGCCACCTCGGCCTCCTTGCTTGCAAGGGTCTGGGCGGCGTCAAGGCATGTGTTGCCCCATCCGGCGTGACCTTCGGCGGCGATCTGTTCTGCCACCTTGCGCAACTCCGCGATCAAATCGCGCTCGCCGTCAATTTTCTGTTTCGCGTCCATCACTCTCTCCCTACCTTGATTGCAAACACTTCGACCGGCTCCGGGCCGAAGAACTCGTGTGTGATGGTTTTCACCGTGAAGCCGCGCCACGGGTAAGTCCTGCGGCGCTGCAAGTCTGTTGACGATGGATAGCCTTTGGTTATGGTCACAAAGTCATACTCGCGACCTTCCAGCCGTTTTCTCCAGTAGGGCGTGCAAAGCCGGAATTCCTCGGGCTTCGTGCCAGCAACGATCTGGTCGAAGTACACGCCGTTAATTGGAATCGTCAGAGTTTTCATGCCTCTCTCCTTGGTTATCTCGGTTGTCTGCCCGCTCTTTCACCGCGTCATTGATCATTTCAAGTAGTTCCTCGTCAATGTCTGGCGGGGGTGCGTGTTTGGCTTTGAATGCCTCGACGTGTTGGCGGTGGTTCATGATTTGGCATACCGCGCAACAAGATCAAAGACATACTGGACAGTCGTGCAGCGCTCGGCCTCGTCGTCTGAAATCTCGATGCCGAATTCATCCTCTATCGCCATGACAAGTTCAATGTCATCGAGGCTGTCGGCGCCAAGGTCGGCGGTCAAAGATTTTTCGGGGGTCACGATGTTTTCATCAATGCCCAGTTGTTCGGCAATCACACGGATAATTCGTTGACTGTTTGTTCTCATCTCAATCTCCAAAAGTTAGGTGGGGCTCCAGCCGCCATCCGGCCATCGGCTTACTAGGCTTACGTTTCGGCTCTGGCGTTCTGTTGGCTGGAGTGGTCCCGTAAATCAAAATTCCACGTCTGCCATCTCCGGGGCGGCAACCGGCGCGGCGCGAAATGTCAGGCGGCGATGCACTTCGCGGGTCGCAGCCACATCCCCGGCGCAGTACTCGGCAACCTCGGCAATGCGGCCGGCTTGCACGTAATCCCAGACCTTGGAGCCGTCCAGATCACCCTTTGGCGACTTGATGCCCAGTGCCTTGCACAACTTGTCCAGGCTGATGGATTTGCCGACACCGGCCCACTGAACCATCGTGTCGAATACGGTCGCATCCCACGGCTTGGCTTGGCTGGCGGCGCGGATGATCGGATGCGGCTGGACGCCGTGAACAATGTGTCGCTGCACCAGAAACCGCAGGTCAAAGTTGCAGACGTTGTGTCCGACGACGCAAATTGATCGCTGCGCGGAGGGCTTGATGGTCTGCTCCAACCAATCGGAGAAGTCCGCCAGTAAAGAGCCTTCTTGTAAGGAGTCCAAGTTATCCACACGGTATGTTCTGGCGGATGCGTTATCAAGCGCAAAGCCGATCACGCAGATCTGCCCGTAAGCACCGTCCAAGCCAGTCTTGCGGTAGGCGGCGTCCACGTCGGCATCGAAGGCGTCGTGCAGCGCCTGCGCCTTCTGTTGGCCTTCGTTGCTCATCCAGGCAGCGATCTTCTCGGCGTCCTTGTAGTTGCCGGGAGCGCGGATGGCGTCAATGTCGGCGGCAAGCTGGGTTTGCTTGCTCTCGCGGATTTCTGCCAGCACGTCGGGGCGCTGGGCTGGGATGGTTTCGATATCAAGGTACAGGTGTTCTTGCATGATGGCCTCAGAATGGCGGTTCGCCGTGGTCAAAGTTGTCATCCGGCATGTCGTCAAAACCAGAGGCGCGCGGCGACGGCTCCAGCCCTTGCGAGCGCGCCCATTCCGGACTGCGCTTGATGGCGTCCTGCAGCTTTTCGTGGAAGGCGTTGAAAACCTTCATGTCCGGCGTGTCGAGGTCGAACACAACATGCTCATGCACCGGGGCGGGTTTCGCGTTTTTGAGCGCGCCTGGCAGCGGCGTGAGGCCCCCCACATTGCTGTAGGTCTTGCCGTTGGTTTCGCTGGTGGTCACGTTGACCATGCAGTAAGCGCCCAGCAACTTGGACACGTCGAAAGCCTTGGCCTCTTCGTCGGTGAAGTCCTTGCCGCGCCACGCCGCCAGATCCTTGCGCAGGCTGGCTTTTTCGTGAAGGCTGACCGTGTAGGACTTGCTGATGGTCAGAGGCATTTCCTTGCCGTCAACATCGATGGTCAGCGGCGCGCCTGCGTCGTCTTCGCCGAACAATTCCCACCCGATGCGGATCTTGTGCTGCAGCTTGTCGCCGTACTGGCCGGACGAAAGCTGTGTGCCCAAGTCGATCAGGCTGAAACAACGGCCAATGAACACGCCCGCAGGAACGCGCTTGAAGTTACCACCGCCAGAGTCTTTTGCAATAAATGCCATGATGAAAGTCCTTAGTTGAATGCCGGCGTTACAGGTGCCGGTTGACCTTTTGAAATTGGTTTGATTGGTTGCAGGTCGGGCTGCGGCTCGTCGTTCAAGTCGCGCAGCCAGCCCTCGCCGTCCCAGCTGTCATCAGCGGCCATGCGGTCCATAACCATGTCTTTTGTGCGGCTCATTTCGGCACCGGCAAAGCAGTAAGAGCCACCAGCACACAGCCAGCAACAAGCAGCACAGCAACAACTGCCATGGATACAGGGCTGTCAAAACCATTGCTGCGGGCATATTTCTTGGCCTTGTGCGGCAGGTTGCCAACCCAGTCCCAGGCTTTGACATGCAGCGGCAGACTTCTCGCCTCCAGCTTGCGGATGTGTTCATTTGCCCGCGCTATCAAAGCAGCGGATGGGTCAGGCTCTTCCGGGCCAAGCATTTGCACCTTCAGTCCGGGCGTCAGATCGGCCTCTGTGAAGTGGCAGTACGTCGGGCTGCAATTTGTGGGGTTTGGGCAGGGGCAGTTCATGGCTTCACCGCCAGTCCGCGCCAATGTGTAGCCGTCATACCAAAGCAGCCGGAGGCGTAATTGGCCGCTCTCTGGGGCGTGTACCATTCGCCGCGCCACTGTGAGCCATCCCAAAAGCTGTACCATGTTTTTTCGTCATGGTTTTGGCGGGTTTCGTATACGCCAATGCGAGCGGGTTGTCGCTTCTTTTCAAACCAGCCGGTCAACTTCGGTTGTTTCTTGCTCATGTCAAAAGCCCTCCAAGGAGAAAAGCAGAATCAGGAAAACGACAGCGGCTGCAATCGTCCAGTTGACGGCCATGTAGCCGATACGCTTTAGCGGCAGGTACACGCACACGGCGCGCTCGTCGGCAAAGGCTTGGCCCAGCGTTCTGCTAAACATTCGGGTTGTTGGGTAGCTCATCACTTCCTCCAGTAAATCCAGGCGAACAAAGCGCGCAGCTTGCTAAGCACAGGGTGCGGGCAGGTTGGGATTGGTTTCATGCGGCACCTAGCAACGCTTCGATGCGTTTGGCAACAGCTTCGGGATGGCGATCAGCCCTCAAATACTGCCAAGCGCCAAAAAGGTGTTCGGCGTCCTCCTCACAGATATCAAAGAAATAGCTAACGGCGTCCCAGCCCTCACTAAACCCAAACACCGGCTCAAGGAAATTGCGGTTTTCAGACTTTTTGAGGGTCAGCCCTTGCTCGGCAAATTCTGGAATGAGACAGGCGTGCCCAACGGCGCATGCAACACTCCCACAGCTCCACTGATCAAGGTCAAAGGCCTCCGGCGGCACACCCCGCAAATGGTCGGCCAGTTTCTGTAAGCGTTCAATGTTCATGCTCGTATCTCCAAAGGTTGTTTGCGTATCCCTGCAATCTCGGCAAGGGCGTGATCTGCAGGGGTGAGGGCGAATCCAGCAGCGCGGGTTTGCGCTTCGTTCCAGCTTTGCTCTGCCTGCTGGTTAACCAGATCCTGGTCAATGGCGTCCATGATTTCGACCATTTGCAGGGAGAGCGCCTTAGCCACACTGGGCGACAGTGCGAGGCTCTTTGAAAGAAGCCATCCGAAGTTGCCAGCAAGCGTTGTCAGCTCGTTGTGACTGGCAAGGTTTGACACATCCATCAGCGCATGGGACGCTGTGCGGGCGGCTTGGTGGGTCATGACGCCCTCGCTTCGGTTGCCAGCAGCGTGTGCATGTAAACAGGCGCAGCCATTGCCATCAGCATTTCGCGTGCAGGCTGGCTCTTATCCAGTTCGTCGCCGAGATAAAGCCACTGCATTTCGCCAAGGGACCACGCCCAGCTTTTGGGGTCGGTTGCGTGATCGTGCTGGATGACCTTGTTCAACGCAGCGAAGAACTCTGCCTGTTCAACGCTGTTCATGGCCCAGAAAGACCGCGCCAGCGTTTCAGGCGTGAGCGTCACGGGGATCGTCAGTGCAATTTCGTTATCCATGCTCTGCTCCCTTGGGGGTTAGGCTGCGGACTTGGGCTCTGGCTTGCGCTTGGCAAGTTCATCGCGGCAAGCTTTGACAAATGCTCTGTCGCTCGGGTCATTGCTCAGACCGCAGGCGAGCATCAGCGCGCAAAGGTCATCGTTCGACATGTGGCTCAAATCTGGCGCTTGGTAATCCATGTATCTCTCCTGTTGTTCAATCAATCTCGCCCCAAGAGGGGTTAGCCACTCCAAAGCCCAGCACGCTAGGCTTCAGGGTGGTTAGGCGGCTTTGGCCTTCTCGATCAGTTGATGCAACTTGCCGTTCATCCCGGCGTCCACCAGCTGCTCGGCACTTTGGCGGTCGCAATCGATGCCGAAGCCCGAGAACAGGGCCATCACGTTTTGAATTGCTTGCTCTTTGCTCATTTCGTTTCTCCAGAGTTAGTTACTAGCCATCCACCGCCTCAATCCGCGTCGAGGGCTTTGCCTCGTGGTTTGCGTTGGTGTGAGTAGGAGATTAGCAAATGCTTATGTGGCTGTCAAGCGTTTGCTAAATTTAATTCGCAAATATTTTCTAAGGGGTTTCCCTGCCCATGAATATGGGAGGGCGGGCGCGAGTGTGAAAAATTACCCGCTATTTCTGACAGGGACAGTTTTTATTACAGGGGAACTACTACTACACGGCCTGAAAATAAGGCGGTTAATGAGTAATAACTATCTATCGGAGGCTTCATGTTCACCTGTCATCACCTGTCCGCAAAGGCAACCTGCCGCCAGCTTCCCTCTGGGCTGATGGAGGTCTGCTATTACGGCTTATTGAGCTGCGAATCCTTCGGCGCGCTGCGGGAGAAGATTACGCAACACACCATGGGCGCAATCGGTGCGATTGTGCGAATGGACACAGGTGTTACAACGTTTGTGAGCATGCTACCGGTGCCGGTGGGGTTGTATGCGCCCGACAGTCCGACAGCCGCCGTGGTGGTGCATCCTGCGCAGTATGAGATGTGGTGGACCTACGCCCACGCGCTAGCGGAGATTGGCGTTATGCGCGCAATTTTTTTGGCTTCGCAGAAGGACTTGGCGTATCGCTGGGCGGAGGCTCAGGTTCGCGCATCACTTTCAGGATCGCCTCGGTAGCGGCGTTGTAGGCCACCGTGCGCGCAATCTGACCCTGCAGCGTGTCAAACAGTCTTGCCAGCTCGATTGCGATAGGGGACAGGCCTGCAGCGGCTGCGTTCGGCGGTTGCGGCTCCAGGTGGCCGGAATCCATGCCCAGCCGGTTTTCCATGTTGCGGGCTGACTTCCCGGTAAGGTCGCGCTTGCCGCTCAGGATCTGGGATATGTAGCTCTCTGCCGACTTGTCCAGCCCCCGTCTGGCGCAGACCGCCCGGGGGCCTCCGTTGGATTCCAGCCATGCGCGCAAACGCTGCCGCCGTATGGCCCGGGTGTCATCTTCATTCATGCCCGCACCCTACAGAAAAAAGAATTAGCAAACGCTTGACGGACGGTTGAGCATTTGCTAATCTAGAGGCATGAAACTCAAAAAATGGTGCGCAGCGGTCCCCGGGCGACAGGCCGCACTCGCCGCCCATCTCAAAAAATCGCCCTCTGTTGTTTCTCAAGCTGTGACCGGTGAAATCCGCGTCCCTCCCGCTTGGTATCGCGGCATTGTCGCGTTCACAAAAAACGAGGTCCGTTACGAGGATTTGGCCCCTGTTGCTGAGAAGGCCTGAGCCATGAACCGCCGCATCACTGGTTTTTTGCTCAACGTCGCTGGAATTTTCTGCGTGATTGCGGGCGTTGAGCTCTACAACTTCCCGCTTGCCGGCCTTGGCACTGGCTTGTGCGTGTGGGCTGGAACCTTTGTGGACTAAGCAGCCATGAACCGCCTCCCATGCGCTAACCCAGCCCATCAGGGAATCGTTAGCGGCTGTGTGTTGTGTGTTTCGCATGCCTCATATTTTTTTACCCCCCAGTGACAACGACTGACAAAAGGTTTTATCAGTGACTATCACAGCCCCCAAAAATCAACTGACGCTGGACTTTGAGCCGGGTCTGACAAGCCGCTACCGCAACCTGCGGGACTGCGTTTCCACAGGCATCTACCGCCGTGGCCTGAGTACCTGCGCTATCGACTTGAACGAGTCGCCTGGAAACCTGAGCAACCAGCTTTCGGAAGACAGCCAGCGAAAGTTTGGCATTGATGACTTTGAGCGGCACCTCGAAAAGTCCAAGGATTACGAAGCCATTTTCTATCTGGTGGAGAAGTTCTTGGGAACCGCTGCGAAAGACGAACACAAGAAAGAGAAGCAGCTTCAAGCGCTCAAGCAAATCAAGGCCCTGATGGCTGATGCGGGGATCGAATGACCGCCGCCGCAATTATGTGGTTGGCCTTTTGCATCTGCATCAGCGCCGACAAGATTTGCAAAGCCATCCGTGGCGAACCCGCCTGATCTGCCGCCTAACAACCCAACGGAGAGAGACATGGAGATGCACCGATTCGAGGTTTACGTTTTTGATTTCGAGAACATGGGTGTTGATGCTTGTGCGCAAGAGGTCGAGCGCAGCAAATACACATTCATAACCGTCAAACAGCCGGAAACGGCAGACATTGGCGATTGGGATGACTCCCACGAACTGAACCAGGGCGCATCCATTGAGCGTTTCCGTTCCTACTTCGCAGCCCTATCCCAGCCAGCCGCAGCGGAGCCGAAATGGATTGACTGGGCAGGTGGCACGCAGCCGGTAGCCGACCGAACGGTGGTTGATATCGAGTTTCGGGACGGTTCAGTCTTCCCGGACGAGTATGCGGACGAGTGGATTTGGACGCATGGCGACGACGACGACGGGGACATTGTCGCGTACTGCGTAAAAAAGGCCACCCCATGAGCGGCACAAGCAGCCCAGAGCAGCGCAGAAAGCTCGCCCTTGAGTATCTCGCCGAACGTGCCCAGCGCAATCCACTGCGCACCCCATCGCGGACCTACGTTAACTCAACGATCCGCGAGCCGTACACCGGCAACAACATGCAATCGGCGCGCGCCGACGCCGACCAACACAAGCAATACACCGGCGCCGGGTTTCGGGCGCAGATTGAACGGAGGCAAGCATGAAGCAATCCTGTCGCACCTGCCTGCATTACGACCTCGAATCCATAAGGACGCGGACCGGGCGCGTTTTCTCATACTCCGTAGCCGCTTGCAAGTGGAACGGCGTGGTGGTAGTCCCGTCCTCGATGAGCGGCGTGTTCGGCCGCTTCCAGACGTCCTATATGAAGCCCATTGATGGCACAGACTGCCCGTGCTGGGTTCGTGTGCCGAAGGAGCCCGTATGAGCGCCGTACTCATGCAAGACAAGCTCCTGGAGCTGCTCAAAGCCCAGTGGGTGACGCCTATTGATGCGCTGGAGAAGGCACAGTGCTTCAGCCTGAGTCAGAGGGTGGGCGACTTCATTGCGGCCGGGCATCAGATCCAGAAGAAATGGGTCCATTTGGCTGGTGGCAAAAAAGTTATGTCCTACACGCTTGCAGGCCGCGTGGAAGAGGAAGGCGCCGCCGCATGACCATTGCCGAGCTTGAGCAGCACATCAAGGAGTACGGCTCCCTGATGGCCGCTGCCCTGATGCAGTACGAGCTTACAGGCTGTCTAGCAGACCGTTGGCTGGCTGACGGCTACCGGATGAGCATGGAGGCGCTTATCGCTGAGCGCGTCAAGCAGGAGGCCCACGATGGCCGGTGAGTGGCTCAAGTTTGACAGCACCTTGCCAGAAAAGCAGGAGACGCTTGCCATCACCGTCGCCATGGGCTGGGACGACGCTGATCTTACGGTCGGCAAGCTGATGCGCCTGTTCCGCTGGTTCGACCAGCACACCGTTGACGGTAACGCGGCCAGCGTTACTCCAGCGTTACTAGATCGCATTGTCGGCGTTAGCGGGTTCGTTAGTGCAGTAGCAGCGCAAGGTTGGCTGATCGTCACGGATGGCGGGATTTGCCTGAATCACTTCGAATATCACAACGGCGCGTCAGCAAAAAGCCGCGCTTTGACCGCAAAACGTGTCGCAAACCACAAAGCTAACGCTACAGGTAACGCCAAAGGTAACGCTGCCGGCGTTAGCGGAGCGTTACCTAGAGAAGAGAAGAGTAGAGAAGAGAAGAAGAATACAAAAGAGAAGAAGAGCGCTACCGCGCCTACTCCTTGTCCTGAGGACGTGAATGCACAGGTCTGGGATGACTGGTTGCAGCTTAGGAAAAAGAAATCCGCTCCGGTAACCACGACCGTAATCAACGAAGCCCGCGCCGAATCCCAAAAAGCCGGGTTGCCGCTTGAGCGCTTTTTGTCCATCTGGTGCGCTCGCGGATCGCAGGGTCTGCAAGCCGACTGGCTGAAACCAAACGAGCGCGCCGGGTCTGGTCCCGCCAACACCCACAAATTCGCCGCAGCGGCAAAAACCATTTTCGGCAATGACTCTGCCGACGAAAGGAGAACCATCGATGCTTAAGCCCGTAGTTGTCCCAATGATCAAGCCAGCAGAGCGCCAGGCCGCGCCTACTGAGGACGCAAACAACGTGTTTCGCGTGATGCACGGCTTTTATGGAAACCTGTTCCTGTCCAAGTTCGCCACTGGTGACGTGACGGCGGACGGCGGTGATGGTGGGGTGGCAAGCGCCCGCACCATCTGGGCACACGGCCTGCGCGACTTCGACCTGTCCACCGTCAAAACGGCGCTGGCCCGGGTGATGGACGCCCACCCCGAATTCCCGCCGACCCTGCCGCAGTTCGTACAACTGTGCAAAGCCTGCGCGCCGCGCCCTGTTTATCGGGACACACTGCCGCCTCCAAAGCCAAATCCAGACATTGCCAAAAAGGCTCGCGAGCGTTTGGAGGCAATAAAGGCTGGCATGGCTGCCATCGCACAGCCTGACGGCCTAGCTCCGCTGAAACGGGCCATTGCTGACGCCGTGCGCTGTGCCGGTGGGGATGAGGGCGCAACGCTTGCCCGGATGGACCGCATGTTCCCCAGAGCACCAGTATGACCTACCGCCAAGCCGTAAACCTGCTGGACGCCGTGAAGGCAGGCGCAAGCGTTCCGGAGTCTGTCATCACCCGCGCCCTTGAGGCTACTGGCGACCTGTTGCCGGATGAGGCTGTTGTGCTGGATGAGGTGACGGCATGACCTGCAACGCCTGCACCCACCAACGCCCAGACCACGGCATAGGCGTGCCAATCCCTCCCGGCTTCACTGCCTGCGCAAAGGCGAAGGTGTACGAGTCGTTTAGCCCAGTGTTTGAGCGGGAGTGTGCGCTGTTTGTGGCGAAGGTGGCGGCATGAGGTGGCTTTTCGGCTGCGAATCCTCCGGCACGATGCGCCGCGCCTTTCGAGCTTTGGGCCATGACGCTTGGAGCTGCGACATTCTGCCGGCTGACGATGAGTCGATTTATCACATCCAGGGCGATGTGCTGGATCACCTCAACGAAGGTTGGGACGCTGCCGTATTCCACCCACCATGCACCCACCTTGCCGTTTCTGGCGCCCGTCACTTCGCCGCAAAGCGGGCAGACGGCCGGCAACAGGCCGCGCTTGAGTTTGCTCTGAAGTTGTGGGAGGCGCCAATCCCAAAGATCGCCCTTGAGCAGCCGGTTTCTGTGCTGGCTAGCGTTTTGGGTAAGGCGCACCAAGTTGTCCACCCGTACTGGTTCGGACACATGGAACAGAAAGCGACCTGCTTCTGGCTGAAAAACCTGCCGCTGCTGGTGCCGACTGACGACGTGAAGGCCGAAATGCTCCTGCTGCCGAAAAACGTCCGGGAGCGCGTCCACTACATGCCGCCCGGTCCTGATCGCTGGAAGCAGCGCAGCAAGACCTTTGACGGGCTTGCCAAGGCTGCGGCTATGCAGTGGGGTGGGGCGGTTCCGGTTATGCGGGATTTGTTTGAAGAGGTCGCCGCATGACCCTCCGCAGCCATTCCCCAAAGCCGCCCAAGCTCAAAGTGTGTCGCGTGTGCAAGTGCAACTTCTTCGCCCCACCTGGTTTGCAGCGGGCCAGGGTATGCGGCCAGGTCTGTGCCGGGAAGATTGGCAGGGCGCAACGCGAGAAGGCCGAGAAGGCCCGCCAGGCCCGGGAAAAGCGCGAAACCCGTGAAAAGCTGGACGCCATCCGCACCAAGCCGCAATTGGTCGCCCTTGCGCAAAAGGCGTTCAACGGGTTTGTGCGAGCCCGGGATGCTGGCAAGCCCTGCATTAGCTGCGGCACGCCCCTGCCGCCTACCGCAGTCGGCGGAGCCTTTGATTGCGGCCACTACCGCTCAGTCGGTTCTGCCGTCCATATGCGATTCGTTGAGGACAACGCCCACGGCCAATGCAAGCACTGCAACCGCCACCTTGCCGGGAACCATGTTGCCTACCGCGCCGGCCTGATAAACCGAATCGGTGCCCATCGGGTCGAGCAGATCGAGTGCGACCAGACCCTTCGCAAGTACACCAAAGAGGGATTGATTGAGATTGCCCGTTACTACCGGGAAGAGGAAAGAAAGCTGAGGGCGGTATGACCGAAGACCTGCGCGAACCAGACAAAGCGGTGGATTACATCATTGCCAACGCCGGCAAGTTTTCGGCCGCAAAAGCCCAGCGCGTCTACCTTGAGGAATTTCGCAAGTCGAAGAAGGCCCTGCTGATGGCCCAGAGCCCCGCCAAGAGCGCCGTTGAGCGTGAGCAATACGCCTATAGCCATGAGGACTATCTCGCGCTTCTGGGCGGCTTAAAGGCCGCGATCGAGGTGGAGGAAAAACTCCGCTGGGATTTGATCGCGGCACAGGCTCGCGTCGAAATCTGGCGGACCAAGAGCGCGAACAACCGGGCGCAGGACAGGGCAACGCAATAACGATACCGTCGCGGCCCCGGTTTCTGGGCGCAACAACTAGGAGTAACAAAGATGTATGAAGAAGCCAAAACTCACAACATGGCTGGCGCGACTTATGGCGGCGATGTGCGCTCTTATGCGGGTGAGGCGAAGTTGGCCCAGAGTGCGCCGGAAATTCAAGCGCAGATGGGCGATATCAACAAGAACCTGTCCACTCTCGAGGCCGTTCTGAGCGAGCTGTACAAAAAACTGACCCCTGTTTCTCGCATCGAGCCAGAGCCAGTGCAAAAATTGGGCACAGCCATCGGGCGCGGAACCGCAACGGAGTTGGGCTCGCAACTGGCTGAAATGGCCTCCCGCATCGCCGTGATCCGCAATGGTGCGTCATCGGTAACGCGCCGCATTGAGCTGTAACCCCAGGCACTACGCCTGATTAACTTGGGAGAGTTGGATGAGTGATATCACCTTCGTCATTAAGTGCGGATCGGTTGAGCCGCAACTGCGGTACGTGCCCATTCCGAACGGCCTCAAGAGCCAGTCCCGCAGGATTGAGCGTAATGAAAGCGGCGCGATCACGCTGGTATCGGAGTGGTTGGACATGGGCACGATAACTTGGGACGAGCCCGAGCTGCCGCGTCCGTGGTGGTCCAAATGGCTTCCGTTTCTGGCAGTCAAGCCTGCACCCGACACCTTAAAACACGCGGCCAAATGAAAAGAAAGGACTGAAATGGGTTGGACAACGAAACGTAGAAAGCCATACACCGAGGCCGGCATTCAGCGACTTAGGTGCATCCGATGTGGCGGCCAGGCAGTGCACCAGTGGCAGATTTGTAGCGATTTCAACAACTGGCGCCCCATCTGCTTGCCTTGCGATGTTGCGCTCAATGTCTTGGTGTTGGAGTGGTTCGGCCATCCGTGGGCGGATATTTTGATTGAGTCCTACAAAAAAGAGGCTGCGGCCAAATTCCCAATGCCGGGAGAGCAGGGGTAAATGCGCAAAGACATCGGCACCATCAAGACTCTGTCCGCATTTCAACCGGACTTGCTGTTGACCTGTCCGCAACTGGCAGAAGCATGGGGTGAATCAACGCCAGCCGGCCAGCACAAGGCCCGAACCTACACCATGCGCTGCCGCGGACGAAAGCTGTTGGAGCGGGTCAACCCTCACCAGTATCCCGCAACTTATCGCTTGACCGAGACTGGCAAGCAGCTCCTGAAGACGTGGGAGCAAGAGCAGGTAGCCGTGTCCGTCAGGCGCCGCAGCGTGCCCATGAGTGCCACCGTGACGCCTGTAGGGCTGGTTAATTCGGTCTTCGCACTTTCTATACATTTGAATAAAGATTGCAATGTCTAGACGAATCGGTAATATAAAGATTCAGTTGCATCCGCGAATCCCGGCGCGGGGCCGTCCTACCGGCCAGCTTTCAGCGAGAACATCATCGTCCCCGGGTGTGATGTGAACGGCAGCAGCCTCCCGTGTGGGAGTCCGAAGGCTGCAACCGCGCTCCCAGGCGCTAACTGGAGTGGAATTTGACGACGATTGCATGGGATGGAACGACTCTCGCCGCCGACCGTGCGGCGTGGTCTGGCAACAAGAAGTACCGAGTTCGAAAGGTGCACAAGGTGAGGGCGACGGACGGTTCGCAATATCTTGTTGCCTTCGCTGGAGACGGACATTACGCGCAGGCGCTGCTGACGTGGATGCAGGGTGGGCAGCATCCCGGCGATTACCCGAACGACGACAACGTCACGATTGCTGTGGTTGTGGATGAGCGGCGCCGTGTGTGGCAGCTGGATTCCAAGGCATTGCGGTATGGGCGCGTGCTCGAGCGGATTCATTCATCGGGCGGCGGGCATGAATTCGCAATTGGAGCGCTGGAGGCCGGGGCAACTGCCGAGCAGGCTATTCGAATTGCTATCAAGCGCAGCGATATGGCTGGGCTGGGCGTAGATTCAGTGAGGTTTTAACCATGAGCCACCTATCAGCCGCAAAGGCAAAACAATTCGCCGAAAGACTCGAAGCGGCTAAGGCTGATCCGCAGTTTCAGGCGCGACAGGCTGAATACGCGCGCCAGGCAGCCGAGACAAACGCCAGCCTGACAAACCTGCTAGCAGATAGGGCGAAGGCCAAAGAGCTGCCAACTGCGGCCGACGTGGCGCAATTCCCTGTTCCAGGCGAAAGCCCAGCCGATGCGCTGGCCCGGGAGATTCACATGGGGATGCAGCAATGAGAATTTACAGCAGCGTAGGCGTTTTGCTGTCTGCCGGCGTTCTGCCGTGGACGGAGCGCCTGATATTCCTCAAGCGGCTACGCGACAAAGCGCCGCGGGAGTTCAATCGCAGGATGAAGGAGCGCGGGAATGGCTAAGAAGGCTGAGCCGAAAGCCAAAGTCGGGCGTCCAAGCAAATACCGGGAAGAGTTCCCAGAACAGGCGCGCAAGCTCTGTTTGCTGGGTGCGACTGATCCTGAGCTGGCTGATTTCTTCGATGTGAACGAAGACACGATCCACGAATGGAAGAAAGTTCACCCGGAATTTTCCGAGGCCATAAAAAGCGGGAAGGTTCAAGCCGACTCGGATGTTGCTGATCGCCTGTATCAGCGCGCCATGGGTTTTGAGCATCCCGAGGTGCATATTTCCAATTACCAGGGCGTGATTACGCAGACGCCGATCACCAAGATTTACGCACCTGACCCGACCGCGGCGATTTTCTGGCTCAAGAACCGACAGCGTGCGCAATGGCGAGACCGTCAGGATTTGGAGCTGGGCGGCAATATCGGCGTCAAGACGATGCCCGACGAGCAACTGGACGCCAAACTGGCGGCGCTGAGTGAACGCATTAACCAGGGCTGAAAAGGAAGAGCTTGTCCTGCTGCTTGAGGAAAAAGAGCGGCGATGGGCTCTGATCCGTTACACGAGGGTGTTCGCTGGCCTGTACGACTGGCAAAAAGAGTTCATAGCCGACACAGCTAAATACAGCCAAGTCTGCCTGATAGCGGCAAACCGGATCGGCAAGACCTACACCGGCAGCTACATGGATGCCATCCATGCATTGGGGGAGTACCCTGACGATTGGGCCGGCCATCGATTCGACCACGCGCCGCTGATCTGGTGCCTTGGCTACTCAGGCGAAAAGACCCGCGACTTGTTGCAGGCGGCGATTGTCGGGCGCAAGATTGGGGATACGTTCGAAGGCGGATTGATCCCGCCTGAGCGCATTGTTGGCTACGAGTCCATGGCCGGCACGCCGAACGCCATCCGCACGGCACTGGTCAAGCATTCATCCGGGGGCGTCTCGCGCATCCAGTTCTGGAGCTATAGCCAAGGTCAGCACGCCCTGATGGGTGACGATGTGGACTGGTTCCATATTGACGAAGAGCCAGAAGACCCCGAGATTTACCCCCAGGTTCTGGTCAGGACCGCGACAGGTGACCGCGGCAACGGTGGGCGGGGGATTCTGACGTTCACGCCTGAGAACGGCCGCACGGATCTGGTTATCCAGTTCATGGATTCACCGGCACCAGCTCAGAAGTACATGCAAAAGGGCTGGGACGACGCGCCGCACCTGAGCGAAAAGGTTAAGTCCGAGCTGCTCGCCAGCTTCCCGGCGCATCAACGGGAAATGCGCACCAAAGGCGTGCCAATGCTGGGACACGGACGAATCTACGACATCGCCGAGGATGCAATCACTTGCCAGCCATTCCCGATCCCTCCCCATTGGTTCGTGCTGGATGGCATGGACTTCGGCTGGGATCACCCGCAGGCCCAGGTGCAGCTTGTCTGGGACAAGGATGCGGACGCTTTCTACGTCGCGCATGCCTGGAAAGAGCGCCAGGTTCTAGCAATTCAGGCATGGGGAGCTACGAAGTCATGGACGGCGAACGTCCCGACCGCATGGCCGGCCGATGGATTGCAGACCGAGAAGGGCAGCGCCAAGCAGCAGAAGGCTTATTACGAGGAAGCCGGCTTCAAGATGATCGGCGTTCACGCAACTTGGCCCGATGGGTCCAACGGCGTCGAGGCTGGCCTGATGGAGATTCGCGGGCTGATGATGACCGGCAAGTTCAAGGTGTTCGCCGGGTTGCGTGACTGGTTCGATGAGTTCCTGCAGTACCACCGCGACCCGAACGGAAAGATCGTCAAGCTCAAGGACGACTTGATGGATGGCACTCGCTACGCCTACATGATGCGACGGTTTGCCGTGCAATACGGTGAAGTTGGCAAGCCCAAAGGCCCGTCCGGCGTCGTCGTTCCCTCCGTCAACCACTTCGGCAAGCGCCGATAAATATACAAAACGCCATATAGATTGGCGTATAAATTAAGGCGTTCATATACTCGCGGCAATATATAGGGCCGCGTATGCAATCAACCGACGACGACAGCCACGAGGAAGCGGAAGCGCAGGAAGACGACGGCCTGGCCGAAGTCCATGAAGAAGCGCTAATCGAGTTCAACCGCGCATGGTCGCCACAGCAGGAAGTGCGTCTCCAATGCCTGGAAGACCGCCGCTTCGTCTCTATCCCCGGCGCACAGTGGGAATCCGACCTGAGCGACCAGTTTGCCAACCGCCCGCGGTTCGAGGTGAACAAGGTTCATATGTCGGTGATGCGGATCTTCAACGAGTACCGCAACAACCGCATCAGCGTTGACTTCCGAGCGAAGGACAACGGCGCTACCGAAGACGTAGCCGACACCATGGATGGCCTGTATCGGGCCGATGAGCAGGAGTGCAACGCCCAGGAGGCTTACGACAACGCCTTTGATGAGGGCGTGTCTGGTGGCATGGGTGCATGGCGTGTCCGTGCCTGCTACGAGGACGAGGAAGACGAGGACGACGAGCGCCAGCGGATCAGCATGGAGCCGATCTACGACGCCGACACGTCCGTTTACTTCGACGCAGACGCAAAGAGGCAGGACAAGCGCGATGCTACCCGCTGCTGGGTGCTGTCCAGCATGAGCCTGTCGGCGTTCGAGGCTGAGTGGGGCCCGGCTACTTCCTTTCCCAAAGACGACAGCCTGACTTACTTCGACTGGTTCACGCCAGACGTCGCGTACATCGCTGAGTACTACAAAGTTGAAGAGGAAACCAAGACCTACAACGTCTGGAAGCTGGTTGTTGCCGGCGAAGACGTTGACGAAAAGAAGCTGCTTTCCTCGGAAAAGGAAGAGGCGGCAAAGCTCAAGGCCCAAGGCTTCATCCTGGCGCGCAAGAAAAAGGTCAAGACCAAGCGCATCCACAAATACCTGATGGCCGGGGATCGCATCCTTGAGGACTGCGGCTACATCGCCGGCAAGTGCATTCCGATCATTCCTTTCTACGGCAAGCGGGCGTTTGTTGACAACGTTGAGCGCATTCAGGGCCACGTCCGCCTAACAACGGACTTGATGCGGCTCTACAACATGCTGATCAGCCTGTTGGCCGAAATCAGCGTTTACAGCCCCATCGAAAAGCCCATCTTCACGCCCGAGCAGATCCAGGGGCATGAACTTGCTTGGTCGCGTGACAGCATCGACCGCCCGGCTTATCAGCTGGTCAACCCGATCACCAATGTGGACGGCTCAGTCGTGCCGGCGGGGCCGATTGGCTACGTCAAACCTCCCCAGATCCCGCAAGCACTGGTTGCCCTGATGCAGCTCTGCAACGTGGATATGCAGGAATTGCTGGGCGGACAAGGTCAGGCCGAGGAAGTTGTTTCGAACATCAGCGCCAAAGCCGTTGAGCTGATTCAGACCCGGTTGGACATGCAGACGTTCATCTATATGGACAACTTCTCCAAGGCCATGAAGCGCTGCGGTGAGGTGTGGAAAGGCATGGCTCAAGAACTGTACGACGAAGAGGGCCGCAAGATGAAGACGGTCGGCGTCGATGGTGCTGAGGACGAAATCGAGCTGATGAAGCCGGTCATGGACAAGGACGTCGTCAAGAAAGAAAACGACCTAACCACCGGCCGCTTCGATGTGGTGACTGATGTTGGCCCGAGCTTTGTCACGCGCAGGGACGGCACTGTCCGCGCTCTGTCTGGTGTTCTGCAATACACCCAAGACCCGCAGGAGCGCGCGGCCATCACTGGTGTCATCTTCCAGAACCTTGACGGCGAAGGCTTGACCGACCTGAAAGAGTGGAACCGCAAGCGCCTGATCAATATGGGCGTCATCAAGCCGACCGAGGAAGAGCAGGCCGCACTGACCGAAGCCGCGGCAAACGCACCGCCCGACCCACAAGCGCAGTTCCTTGCAGCCGAGTCGAAGAAGTCCGATGCACTGGCTGGCAAAGCAACAGCAGACACCACCGTCGCCCTGGCCAACGCCGAAAAGATCGCCGCCGAGACGCAGGAGATTCTCAAGAAGATCGGCGCCCTCGATGTGGACACGCTGATCAAGCTGGTTGATGCGCACAAGGCTGATATCGCGCCGGATCCCACTGCGCCAGCAGCCTAACAAAATATACAAAACGATATATAAAGTTGATTTGCTATATGCGAATCAATATATTGCCCACAGGGTTACCGGATGCCCTTTTTAAGTTCCGAGTTGATTGGGTCTTACATGGCAGGAAACACCGAAGAGGAAGAACTGGTAGTCACGACCAAAGAGGACGAGGGCACGGAAACCGAGACGGTTGACGAGAAACCCGAGACCGAAGAGGACGAGGCAGAAGAGCTGGTTGTCCAGATTGGTGAAGAGGAATCGCCACCTCAGGAGAGGGAAGAAGCACCGCAATGGGTGAAGGATCTTCGCAAGTCGCACCGCGAATTGCTCCGGGAAAACCGGGAGTTGAAGGCAAAGGGACCATCGCAAACCGCGCCCGAAAAGCCAACGCTCCCTGAGCGCCCGAAGCTGAGCGAATACGACTACGACGAGGACAAGTTCCAGGCTGCGCTTGATGGTTGGTACGCGAAGAAACGAGAAATCGACAGCTTCGAGGAAGACCAGAAGAAGGCGCAGCGAGAGCTAGCGGAACGAGCAGATACGGAGCGCAAAGCGTACCTAGAAGCAGCCGGCAAATTGAAGGTCAAGGACTTCAAGGAGGCCGAGGAAGAGGTGGTCAACACCTTCTCCGAAACCCAGCAGGGTCTGATTCTTCGTGGTGCTGATAACGCGTCGTTGCTTGTTTACGCACTCGGGAAGAACCCAAAGAAGCTTACCGAACTCGCCGCAATTAAAGACCCCGTGAAATTCGCTTTCGCGGCAGCAAAACTGGAGAAGGACTTGAAAACTTCGAACCGCAAAAGCGAGAAGCCTGCACCTGAAACGACCGTGAAAAGCACGGGCGGCGCAGTGGTTGGCAGCAGTAACAAAACGCTTGAGCGTTTGCGGGAAGAGGCCCGGCAGTCCGGAAACATGGACAAAGTCCTGGCCTTCAAGCGAGCGCAAAAGAAGTAAATCAACTCGCTTTTAAAGAGGTAGAAAAATGGCTAACGAATTCAGTAAAGAAGAGGTTGTTGCGTTTGAGCAGATTCTGGAGGGCTACCAAGATGCCCTGATTCTGTCGAACAACGTTTCGAAATATCAGACCGATCAGGTGACCATGGAGCGCGCGAATGACACGATCTGGCGTCCGCAGCCCTACATCGCGCAATCGCACGATGGTTCCGACGCGACAGCGAACTTCAACGAGTCCACGCAGCTTTCCGTGCCGGCCACCATCGGTTACGCCAAGCATTCGCCGATCATCCTGACGGCGCTGGAGCTGCGCGACGCTCTGCAAGAGAACCGCCTCGGCGCCGCTGCCAAGCAAAAGCTGGCATCCGACATCAACGTGTCGATCATGAACGTCGCTGCTTTGCAGGGTACGTTGGTGGTCAAGCGCACTGTCGCGGCATCCGGCTTTGATGACGTTGCCCAGTGCGAGGCCGTCTTCAACGAGCAGGGCGTCCAAGGTGGCGACCGTTACCTGGCGCTGTCCACCCGCGACTACAACGGCATGGCGTCGAATCTGGCCGGTCGTCAGACCATGCAGGGCAAGCCGACCACTGCTTACGAAAAGGCTTTCGTCGGCCAAGTCGCCAGTTTCGACACCTACAAACTGGACTACGCCGTCCGTTTGGGAGCTGCTGCAGGCGGTGCAGGCTTGACGGTAAGCACGCTTGACGGTGCCGCGAACTACTACGTTCCCGTAGCCACAAGCACCGCGGCGACTGGTGAGACGAACAACGTCGATAACCGTTACCAGACCATCACCATTTCGTCCACGACCAACGTCGCGGCCGGTGACTGCTTCACGGTAGCGGCTTTGAACGCTGTGCATCACATCACCAAGGGTGACACTGGCCAACTGA